GCACTTCATTGGTGTCACCATCGGTGCCAGTGACGGTATAGCCGACATAATCCTGATAATCGTATCCACGAAGGCGTCGATTGACGATCAGATTGCCTGAGGTGCTGCCAGTTGCATAATTTTCAACGGTGAACTGAGTTGCGTTGAGGACAGTGACCTCGAAAAGGCCGCTTTGACCCGCGCCAGAGATCACAACCAGAAAAACTTCGTTCCCTGTGGACAAACCGTGGGGCGAAGTACATGTAACAGTGACTGTTGTGGAGGCGCCACGGCTGTAAACCGAGAAAATGCCCGGATCGCGCTCTAAAATTCGATCAGCAAGACGTTCTCCGGCAAAGAAGTTAACTGGAGTAGGGATGAAGCGTATTTGAACACGCTGTTCCGTCCAAAAAGGATCAGAAAATGTCGTAACTTTCTGGATTTGAGCTGTTCCAGACGTGGTTAGCGACGCAGAAGCTGTCGCGGTGAAGGTATTCTGCCCCGTAACAGTAATCGTGAGCGTTTCAGAGGCTCCAGCACCCGTGACAATCTTGATATAGACGCTATCGCCCGTCGCATATCCGTGATCTGAGCACGTAATCGTCAGATTAGTTCCAGATTGAGAATAATTTGCATTCTGAGCTACCGTTAGATAACGTACTGCGTCAATCGGTAAGCCAAAATTGTAAAAACTAAAGCTATTTGTATCCCGAACACCGACCATCTGCTCGCCGATCTCTGCCCTGCTGCTCGGGAACATGAACATCCGGGCTGGGATAAAGACGTTCGGGAACTGCTGGAACGCGCAGTACATCCGAAAATCCCCACGAGTGTTTCTACCGGTCGACTGCGAGCCGTAGAGAGTTTGCGTCAAGCAGTAAAGCTCGTAGCCACGGCGCCAGCGAGCCCAAAGCGATTCTTGGTTGTAGTAGCGGATATCGCTGCTTAAAGCTGTATTGGAGGGTTCAAAGTCAAAAGGGTTTTGCCCTTGGTCCTGCAAACTGCGCGATTGCTTTTTAATCGAATCGCTGAACCCGCCAACAAGATTTTTATCGAAGCTGCCGCCAAAAAATGATTTATTACGCGGCATGGCTTACATCAATAGTAACCGCCTTGGATGTTCACGTAGAAGCCGTTAGTCAGTGCAGTGGTACCACTGACAGCAGCGTAGATAGCCTGACCACGTTGCAGGATCAGACCACGCTGTTTAGGAGCGACTTCGTTGTTCGCAGTGACGAAGTTGGAACCAGCCTGGACAACAGGGTGATTGATGAAAGGAAGGACTTCTTCCAACGTCAAGCTGTAGGTTTGATCACCAACGACGCTGGGGATGCTGGCAACAAACAGAGGGAAGAACTGGTTGGTGTTCGTGATTGTGCCAGTCGAAACCAGATAGAAGCAAACATCGGTGGGCTGATAAACATTGACGTTGCCGCTGGTAGTCAAAGTACCGGCGCTAGTTACGGAGAAGGTTGTTGAAGTGACAGCAGTAACGGTAGCAGTTTCATCAACAGCAGTGCCGCTGGTGTAATCAAGATAAACCTCCTGTCCGACTTTTAAGTTGTGGTTGGCCAGGGTGACAACGACAGTTGTAGTACCAGACTGAGCGTAAGTACCAGAACCAGCTGTAGCTGCGTCGATGAAGATATTGTTGTTCTTGCTGTAACGGAGCCAGATCTCATCGATGTAGGCACCACTGATGGAAGTATCCGTCAGCGAAGAGTCAACGTCAAAGACCTTGGTTGCGTTACCAACGGCTGTTGGCACCAGGCTGGTAGAAAACAGCTGACCAGATGCAACAGTCAGGAGCGTGCTGCTGGTCGCCGGACGATCGACGAGAAGCGGTTGTTTGTTAGTGGATGTCGAGCTCATTTGTCCGCAGGAGTGTCCTTGGTGGCTTTACGCCGATCATTCTTAGCTTCCATTCTAATGCGTGCCTTTTTAACTGCTTCAGAACGCTTCTTCTTATCACCCTCTTTTTTCTCTTCAGGTGAAGCTTTCTTGTCTTCGCCTTCTCCTTGCTTCTTCTTGAAGTGAGCGAGAAGTTCTGGGGGCATCTTTTTGCTTGCCATCGTTCTTACCTCAATTAACCGAAGGGAGCTGCAGCAGAGGCTGTGTAACGGGCCTCAGGCTTAGAAGGAGCACCGATCCCGTAACGAGTCGGATCAGTCTCTTCTTCCATTGCTTTGGTTGGATCCAGTTGACTGGACAGCTTGTCCGTGAATCCTTTGAGAACTTCGCCAGCCATGCGCGATGTAGAAACACCAGGCACTTTTACTGCATCTTCATCTTGACCCTCGGTATTCACGCCGAGCGCTTCATTGAAGATTTGAGAACCAGCCTTACGGACTTCACCAACCATGCTGGTGGGACGTTGAAAGTCGTCACCTGACTCTTGGGTCTTCGCAAGATATCCAGAATAAGAACGGTTGTTATCGGTGGGTGCTGTACCTAAGCGGTAGCTCGAAACACCGCTATCGCTAGGAGGCTTTACTCCATAGGTCGAAGCCGGTGCTTTTGCTGCTGTAGGAGCAGACGTTGAGCCTGTGCTTTTCGTGGCGCCCATCGTTAACCAATAACTTATATGAAATCTGCCGAAGGTTCAGCAGCAATGTCTTCAGGATTTACAGGGAAAGGTACGAATTTTTCCGCGCCAAAAACCTGTCTTAAGTACAAGTCTAGCCCCTCTCCAGCCTTACGCTGGCCTTTACCTGGGGACTCTCTCCCTGGCTGACGACCAACTGCATAGACCGCTCCCATATCACCGACAAGAGTTTGAAACTTCTCTTGGCCAGTTGGCAGAGGTTGTTGGTACGGACGCGTATCTCTGTTTATCCCCAGGGTATATCCCAATCGGGTTGTCGGCTTAACCACGGCTTTGCTTCCTCTTTTCAGCTAAAGATACAGCGCGTCTCGCTTTCTTTGCTCGCTCAGTATTCTTCACGAACTGCTTACCCTTACGAGATTCACGTTTCTTCTTCTCATCAGTACGTTCACGTTCTTCAGGAGAAAGCTTTGCCCAAGCCTTCTCCGGAAGATAGCGTTCCGTGCCCTTCTTGCCGGGTTCTATAGCCTTATCGGCAGCCATCAGGCAGCAGCGACTTGAAAGTTGACCGTCGGGGTGCCGCCGCTGGCAGAAACGAAGTTGGGGCGGATCCACTTGACCGGACGCCCTGAGACACTGAATACAGCCGGATCAGTTGTATTGATTGTTTGGTTACCGATGATCGGGGCAAAGACTGTCCCATCGAGGCTGCCGTCCAAGCGCACAGTGACGGTGTTGCCGCCAAGATTTCCAGCAACCACAATTAAAGTGTAATCCGTGGTGCGGAATCCGTCATTCGCCGCCACCTCCACCAAAGTCCCTAAACCAGGCGTGGTCAATTGGGGGCTGATGCTAATAAGCGTGTCCTGGAAATATGTTAATGACATGACAACGGGAAAGCTATATACAGTTTAAATCAGTTCTTTTTCTCGTATTCATCTTTCGTCATCCACTTCTCCTTACCCCAGCGGGTCAAATCTTTCTGTTTCTCGGTTTTACCGCCTTTGTAGCCGCCGCCCTTCTCCTTATATGCTTTGGCCAGCATCTGAGCTTTACGAGCGCTCCACTCGCCCGCTTTACCGCCCTTAGAGCCTGCCTTAATGCGGTTCTTCAGACGCTCACGTAATTCTGGCTTGGTATATGCCATTAGAACTGATTCTGAATAGGCCTCTTATTAAGAATAACAGGCGGAATGTTATCAGAATGCGAGCGTGAAACCTCACGCATGTAAGCAGGATTATTTAGCTGGAAACGAGGATCGTTGCTTCCGTTATAGCCAACCACGTAAGAACAAGGATGGCTCTCATCTCGGCGCGTTTGATTAAATGGATCACTGAACCCGGCTGTAGTCAGCGTGTAATCGTTGTACATATTTTGATACGTCACCGGAAAACTTTGTGTATAGCCGGGCACAGAAGCGAATCTCATCAGCTCATGAAGGTAGGTTGCTGGAAAGCTTGTTTCAGCATTCCAACAGCATCAATAGAGGGAGCGACGACCTCTGGCTTCTCAGTACGCTTAGTCAAAAAGTCAGCTAAAAACTCATCAGCCTCTTGCTTTTTCTGACGTAGCACCATCTGAGCAAGCTCTTCTTGGTCAACAGACGGCGCGGCAGTCTGCATCGGCTGCTGCAGTCCAGGCATCGTATCAAGCGACATGCCTTGTTGATTCTTGTATCGACCTGTCGCCAGCCATTCAACTTGCTGAGGCGTCATCTGGACATTATTCCGGAGCGCCAAGTGGACATGAGTATCGTGACCCGGATCTCCAGGGCCTAAGGCTTCAGTGAAGAGTCCAAGTTTTTTAGCACGTTCTGAGAGCCCCTTGGTGCGCTGTTGCCACTCACCTGGACGCCAGTCAGTAACGTCGATCGCCTCGCCGTAGTAATGGTGCGAATTGGGAGCATGCTTACCGACCTTGCCAGAACCAAAGGCAGGGTTCTCTCCAACACGCAGTCCGTATTTCTCCATCTCTTTACCGAGGTCGACGATCGAATACTGCTTCATAGTTATAGATCCTCAATAAAAGTCGGTGCAGAGCCAAAAGCAGTCTTCAAGAGTGAAACAGGATCAATTGAAGATTGCACCTGTGGCAACTGTTGCTGAGCTCTTTTCTTAAGAATAAAATCGCCCAACATCACATTGGGATCAATCTTGGGAAGATTCTCAGCTAAAAGTTTGATTCCAGTCGATGCTTGTTCAGGTTCAGGTTGCACAGGTTGCTGAGCACCTAACGCTTCCGTAAAACTAAACTTATCTGGACCAATGATCTTGTTGACATAAGCATTTGTCTCCGCATACCTTCTACTGGCTTCAACTGCACCAGGGCCAGCATTGTAAGCACGCAGAGCTTTCTCGGTAGCCTGGCGAAGCTTGACAGGATCAGTCTCCTCACCAGGTCTTTTGCCACCAAGGAAGGTCTTAGTGTAAGCAGCCATATTCTTAGCTGCTGCATCAAGTGCTGCGACAGGATCATCAGGGTTTACACCCCAGCCACGCGCAGTTGCTGGCATAATCTGTGCAATGCCACGAGCACCCGCATAGCTGACGGCTTGAGGATTAAAACCAGACTCAGCTTCAATCTGGCGTTCAAAAACCTGAGGTAAAAGACCGTATTTTTTTGCTTTTTCTCTTGCGACCTGGCGGAAATCTGTTGGCATGACGGTTGCTAACGGCTTTGCTTCAGCGGAAGTTGTTTTCCAGCATGAGACGAGTACCAACGGCAACGTCAGCAGGGCCAGGGAGGGCTTGAATAAATTCAGAACCTTCCCGGTTGAACCGATACCGAGCTTGCTCGGGATTTCGGTAATTCGGGACATAAAGATGCATGGCTAAGCGATCCGTCTCGTAGAGATAGATTTGCGTCCACGTCTTTAGAGTGTCCTTAAAATCCGAGGTGGCGATCGTACGATCGACATCACCCGCAATGCTTTCAATGCGGCTACGAGGAACTGTATCGTTATTGACGCTGCCGGTCATGTCGGTGCGTTTTTCAGCCTCGTCACACCTGCCGACCTGTTCGACAATTTTCGAATACCAGTACGAATCTTGGATGTTGTCGAGAGCTTCCTCGAGACGCGCTAAATCACCAGCGGGAACCGAAGTTAGGTTATAACCGAGGTGCCAGCGAACCTTAGATTTAAGGAAACTATCTAATTGCATTATTCGTAGAATGCGTTATAGGCAGTCCAGGACTTCGGTCTGCCTAATAACACAATACCACGCGCAAATTATCAGTCCACGCGGACAAGATTCTCTTTGAAGATCTCGTCCCAATCAACACGCTTCACGCCCTTCAGCTGTTCCAAGCGCTGGAAGCGTTCGCCAGCCATGGTGGTCTGCAGATCTTTGATATCTCGTGCAGTTTTCAGGCCGACGCCAGGGAGGGCATCAGCGATTTGCCGGGCAGTGGCAGTATTGATATTGATGCGGGTGTCGACGGGGAAAGTCTCACGCTTGGTGAGCTTAGGTTCCTTGATGCCATCAGCTGCAAGATCTGCAGTCAAGCGCTCTTCAGTTCGAATCTTTTCTGCGGTTGCGTCGAGGTGTGGAACCAGATCGCATTCATCCACATAAATAACCTCATCAGATGCGTCGACACACATCATGATGCCTTCACCGTGTTGAGAAACAACTTCAACAAGACCGCCAGTGGGGCGATATTGGTACAGCATGCCTGTCTTTTAAATCCTCAAGATAGCTTACCAAAGTGAATCCTAACTTGAGATAAAAAAAAGCGGGCCGAAGAGGCCCGCGATGTTCGCTAGTACGAGAAGTGAATTATCACTCGTCGTTACCGCCCACCTGGGAGGCGAAGTCGATGAAGCCCTGGATGTCATTCCAGGAAACATCGGCTGCGGGACGCAGGTAGTTAACGCGGCAGACAATGTAAGCAGCCTTACCAGCATCAGAATCAGCCTGGCTGATGAACACGCCATCACCATTGATGGTGGTGTCGGTCACAGCGTTCAGGTTGTAGATCTTGTAGGTCTGGTCGGTGGTTGCCTTCCACATCATGGAGTTGGCAGCGTCAGCAGCGACGATACCGCCACCGGTCACGGTGCTCCAGAAGGGCAGACCAGCAGGAGCAACAGAGCTAGTGCCCTGAGCGACGCCGGAAGCACCGATATCCAGAGAAGCGCTGGCAGCAGACAGACCGTTCACCTGGGTGGTAGGAATACCACGGGGGCTACCGGAGTTGTCGGGGCCGAGGAGAAGCTTCTCGCCACTGGTGCCCTGCAGGTCAGCAGTCACGGGGGAGGCGGGGAAGCCAACCAGACCACCAGCGGGGATGTCCTGAGCGATAGCCAGAGAAACGCCATACACGTAAGCAGGGCGGGTGCTGCTGGCTTGCACCACCAGGGAGGTGCGGTTGTCGCGCACGCGGTCGTCAACGCGACGATCGGGCGAAGGGATGATGATGTCGGAGCTCTTGAAGTTGGCCCGATCAGCAGTCAAGTTAGAGATCTTGACGTAACCGATCAGTTCGAAAGCTTCGACGCCAGGCCATGCATAAACACCTTCGGTGTTGTAAGAGGACAGGCGGTTGATTTGGTTGCCGGGCTGCAGAATAGCGCCAGCTTCAGACTTGTAAGTTGCCATTAGTTAGGTACCTCCTTTATCACTCAACGATGGTGAAGGCACAGGTCACGAAGTCCTTGTTCAGGTTCGCGAAACCGGCGTACAGCTGCCAAATCAGGATGATGAAGCGGCTGAAATCGTCGTTGTTGTTGATCAGAACCTGAGCATTAGGACCACCGATACCAACGCCGATAGCCTGAGGACCGAAGAACAGGCCAGCAGGGGTGGTGCGGGTAGCAGCACCGGAGCTCAGGTCAACGGTTGCAGTCTTGTCGGGGAAGTTGGTGGATTCGAAGAAGCGAACACCCTCAAACACGAAGCCAGAAGGCATCACGGGCTCGCCAGCAACGAACTGGGCTTGGCCATACTGACCACCGCCGTAGATAGCACCGTTGGGACCCATGGCGCCCATCAGGGGGTTGCCTTGGCCCATGCCGGGATAGCGGGCGACTTCACGGAAGCCTTGGTCAGCACGCAGATCCTTCATGAAGGAGGGATCAGCGATACAACGGTAGTAACCGTCAGCGAAGACGGGAACGTTACGCTTACGCAGGGACTTGACCACCTCGAGGAGGTCAGTCTTCATGTTGAACTTGAAGCGCTCAGAAGCGTACTCAGTTGCGGTGTAAGCAGAGACGGTAGAACCGGACTTGCTGTGGCCGTTGGGGTAGTAGTAACCACCCTGGGTGTCGGAGGACTGACCACGTGCTTCAGCCTTGAACAGTTCGTCCAGGAACACGCGATCGCGCCAGCGGCGATAGTCATCCAGCAGGGTCAGCGAACCGATGGACTGGTGGAACATGTTGAGGTTCCCGGTGTCCAGCAGCAG